GTTTGACCATATAAAACTCGGCATAAAGGGTAACTCTTGGGACCCCTTTGTATATATACTAATTACATAAATAAAAAATCTGCGAATTTGTAAATCGTTGTGGTACCTCTATAGCCTTGGCCCGTTAGGGCCAAGGGAAAGGTTGGCTCTAGTCTAGTAGAACCATGTATGCCTCAGCATTGTGTTGTCTGAAGTAGTTTATATCTTTACGTACTTTGTTCCAAAGTTTAGAGCCACCGTATCCAAGTTCTTTGTCCTCTAGTGTAGCTGCTAACTCATTGATAAAGATTCTATCATGAATGATAGACTCTTCCTTAGTTAACATAATAGATTGACCTGTAAATCTATTCTTACGCTCTTCTGTCTTGTTATCTTTTAGTTCCATACTGACTCCACTACTCCACCGTTTGTGGCTTTGTTAAGTGCCTCCAGATATTCTGTTGATGTTAGCTTTAACTCATCCATAAGAAAACTTTTTCTGTCTGCTTGTGATGTAATTAATTTAGCTTGTAAATACTTAACAGCTTTATCTAAAATAAACTGTCGCTTTGCGCCACCCGGTAAGTATTCTGCTTTAAGTGTTTTTGTCATATTATACCTTTCTTGTTATAGGACTATCCTATCAACTTTGTCTGCTTTCGTCAACTATTATTTTTGTGTCGAAGTATCTATGTCCCCAACTAGTATCATGTGCTTCTTTTTTGGGATCATGAATAGGTGTTTCAAGACACTCGGTCCTTGGTGCAATGGCTACAATTTGATCTGCATATTTATTAGCAAATTCATTGTAGCAAATATTACTACAAAACTTAGAATAGAAACTATCCCTATTCCAATTACTTAATTTAACTTTACGAGTTCTTAAAACTTTTGAGCCCTTGACACCTCGAACTCGATCAACTGTGTGTGATTTGTGGCAACTCGGACCATGACACCAATTAAACTCACTCATGCTACTACCACCATTCCCATTATTAAACCAAAAAAACCAACAACACAGTAAAATTCAAAGCTTGTCATTACAACCTCACTTTCCATGTTGTAGTTGCAGTTCTATATCCGTGTGCGTCCTCATCATAGTAAGTGATACAAGGTGTGCCAGATTTAGATGTAAAGTATTTACAAAGACTAGTCCACTTTGCGTTTCTTGTTATATGCTTTTTGTGTTTCTTTGCCCAAAAAGTAATTTTAAATTGTTTGTCGTTTTCCATATTATACCTTTCTGTTATGGGACAATCCTATATTAATTGTCCCATAGTGTCAATAGTTAATTTAAACTATTTTGTTGTGCTTGGAGTAATTGTTTTGCAATCGCTATTTTTTCCTCTCTAGTTTGTTCAACCTCATCTGTTAAAAGATCAGCTAAATTTGTTGGACTATAAATTGATAAAGCCATACTAGAATGTGCGTCTAATATACTTTCATTTAAAACCACACCAAGTTTATCAGCTAGTTCTTTTGCTTGGTCAAAGTATCTGTAAGATTTTAAACCAAGTTTTAGTTTTTCCATTTTTTTATTTACATGGTCAAAAAGATTTTTGTGTGCCATGATTACATTTTCTCTTGCAACCTCAAAACTCTTAAACCAATTATAAGTTTGTTCATCTGCTTTGAACATACGACTATGACAATAAGATGTTCCAATAACCCAAAGTTTAAATCATTTTCCCATGTATCTTTATGGTAAGATGATTGACCACTTACATCATTACGACTACCATAACCCAAATATTTATTTATATTACTTTCTGAATTATAATATGTTGGATTTCTTTTGTCGTAGTTGTCGCCAAGTCTTACATTATAATCTGCGTCAAGACCTTTTGCTCTTATCTCATCACGATAATAAGAAACTAAAAAATCTTTATCTGCCTCAAATTTAATGTGAACATCATCATAGACTTCTTTTGGATTACCATTATAATCGGTGTCCATACGAGGTGTTTGGTTTTGAACATGAAAACAATTATCATGGTATAGTTCGCCACCACTACTGCCATACTTATTATTCATGGCTCTAATTGTATCAACATCTTCTTGTGGTTGATGAAATCTAACGAGATCATTTATTTTTACTTTTGCTTGTTCTCGCATTTCATTGTA